TGGTTTGGTAACGAAAGAAAGCGATTCTTCTTTAGTAGCTACCTTTTTAGCGCCCGGAACTTCGTGTTTAACTTTGATTTCTAGTTTCTGTGGCGTAGACTTTTCTTTTTGTGCTTGTTTAGCCTGATTGTTGGCTGCTTTGATTTCAGCGTCTTGCTGCATCTGTTGTTGCTGTGCTTGCTGATCATTAATCTCAGCTTCTGCAGCAGCCTGCACTTCACCTTCAGCAGCAATCTGAGCATCAATTTCTTTGATGTCTTCATCTGTCTGACGAAGAACATTTTTACGAATCCAATCTACTGAGTAGTATTTGCCGGCATATGCGTCAACAACACCAAGAACAGCAAGACGATTGTTGATCATATCCTGTTCTTTAATTTCAGAGTAGTAGTTGTCGCGCTGAAAATCAAACTTGATGTCGTTCTTAATATCTTTCCATTCTTCACGGGTCATTACACCCTTAAGAAGGAGTTGGATTTCAAGAAGATTGTCAAAAAGATGCGTGAAACGATCGCGCAGTCTTGAAGTGAATTTGGCGAATTTTACTTCGTCGCGGGTAATTTCGCCCTGACGACCAAGTGAAAATTGACCTTCTGGTTCAAGACGGGAGATCGGAACTGAAAGAGACTTGTAGAGCTTCTTGCGGAAGTAATCTACGTCGTCCATCTGTCCCAGATTCTCACCGCCAGGCAGCGTAGTAATTTCTGTACCACGACCACCTTCACGACGTGGGAGCCAGTAATCTTCCAACATCGTCATAAACTTACGAGCGTCTTTGATTTCGCCATTGTTAGCATCATACACAAGACGATTCTTGTGGCGCACCATCATATCGCGAACATACTGCTCAGCCTTTGCTTTAGGTAAGTTACCTACGTCGATATAGAAAATACGACGCTCGGGAGCGCGCGCGAGACGATAGATAACAACAGCATCTTCAAGCATACGCAACTGATTAAGTGGCTTGATTGCTTTGTGAAGATGCGAAAGAATCATTCTATTACGCGCATCCATCAGTCCGCTATGAACATAGCAGATAGCGTCCTTCGAAATCTTTACGCCTTGTGTCAGCGTACCAGATGAAAGACCTGCTGGATTGAATAGAAAATATTCTTCGTAAGGAGGAGCGATCAGCTTTGAGTTCTGACCAACTACAGGCGTGCGCTTGATTGGCTGACGAATCTTACGAATACGACGTGGATCAATATAACGCAGCTCTTGAATACCAAGACGTGGCTTGGCTGTGTCGATCATAATGTGATAGAACAAACGACCATCTACATACCAACGACGGAATATCTCATATGCTAGATTTGAGAAATCCAACAACTTAAGAATTTCATCAAACTCTTCCTGAATGCGTTTCTTTACGCTTTCAGGCTGCTTGACTTCGTCTAGATTGATTGAGATTGGGTCTGAGTGATCGTCCGTGATAATCGCTTCATTGACGACGTCATCAATAGCAGATTCACACTCAGGATACATTGACATTTCACGATAGCGTGTGACAAGCTCCGCTTCATTCTTAGCGGTGCCTTCTAAGTCAACGTATGTACCGTAAGCGCCTCCAGGCGCGACTTCCATCGCGCCATCTAAATTGGGAGGAGGAGCGAACGAGGGAACCGCTACTGCGCGCTTTTCATCCTCGTCCGAAGTTCTTCCAATACGGAAGCCAAATAATTCGATCGCCATCTAAATTCCTTCAACTTAATATAACAAAAAGGCGATCGGATTAACCTATGATCACCTTATTGTTGATGTCGGCATCAACAGTCCAGTAATCGTATGCGAACTCTACAGTGAACTCTTCGATTGCGTCAGTGGTTTCCCAGTTAAGATCAATCGTTGAAACGTTGATTGGGAAAATGTTTACAAACGTATATTGACGAGTTGGTATAGCATCGTCGCCAACAGTTCCGCCACCGCCAAGTACGCTTGTCTTAGCAAAGTGACGCACGAGAGCTGTCGTACGATAAGATCCGAGACCTACTTCAGCATTAACACCTGGATTACGCAGATTGTTCTCGTGAGAATTAATATACGAGCTCCACTTTTCGAATGCGTTACGAACAAGGAAATCTTCGTCGTTCATAACTGTTACTGTCCAGTTTTCGAACGTACGATTTCCTGCCATCTTTACTTTGCGACCGAAGTATGGAACTTCAATCTGACCAACAGTGCTAGATGGTACTGTCGTTGCTTTACACACGAAACGAAACTGAGCTTCCGCAGCTGCTTCCGCAATCGCTCCAGGAAGTGTCATGAACACTTCGAAGAGCGAGGCGCGGGCTCCACCAAATGGAAGTCCTTGAGCGGCGAACGTTGACACATTAAAGGGCATATGTTTTCTCCCTATTCCTTTCTAGTATTTATTCCGCCGATTAGAACTTTCCTACAACTTCAGAGAAGTCAACACCGGTGCGAACGGCCACGAAGTTGAGCTGGATGAAGTTGATCGAACGAGCAGGCTTGATGTAGATGTCACCAATGAACTCGTTACGGTCAATGACTTCTGGCGTATTGTTTGTTTCGTCGCAAACCACACGGAAGTCTGTGATACCACGACGACCCTGAACGTCACGCAGGAATGGTTCTACGAGAGCCTTGAACTGAGCGCGAGTGAACGCATCGTTGAACTCGAACAGAGTGTACTTGGCTGCAGTAGCGATTGCTTTTTCGAGAACAATGAACAGACGACGAACATTGATACGATCGAAAGCAGATGGCTTAGCAAGCAGAGTCTTATCACCGAACAGAACAGTTCCCTCACCTGGGAATGTTACGATTGGGTTGATGCCCTTCTTGTAGAGCTGATCGCGATCCGTCTTGTTTGGATTGTAAGCCATACGGATTACATTCTTGATCTGACCGCGATTGTATCCAGCTGGTGAGTACCATGGATCACGCTCGAGATCGGTGCGAACCATCGTACCGGCTGTATCACCATTTGCAGGAATGTAGCGATAGAGATCGTTGTACTTGTCGTACTGATACTTCCATCCAGAATCAAGCACCGCATAAGAAGAAGATGGCAGCGAATCGCGGAATGCTACGATGTCATCAACTTCTGCGCCAGAGTAGCCCGAGTTATTAACAACGTCAGCCTGACGTGGCGAAAGGACAACAATGCAGTCCTTACGATATTCGGCGATATTGTTAATCAGATGGATAGCGCGAGTTGAGTCTGCAGCACCACCAAGAACAAGTGAAACATCAACAGACTCAGCAGACTTGAATAAGTTGTAGCCGTTAATGTAATCTACTGCTCTTGGAGAATTACCATCTTTACCCTGAGTAAATGAATAGCTTCCTACACCTTGAGTACCAGTTCCGAAATTAACTGCTCTTGTGAACGCCAATCCAGCATTCGTGTAGCCTGTAGGAGTAGCCGTCCACCAGACGTAACGAGAGTTGTTGTTCAGATACTGATTGTAGTAGATATTTGTGCCAACGTCATCTGTTGCACCCGAAGCCTTAGAGAGATTTGGATAAACTTCCAGGATCGTATTTGCAGTTCCCGAGAAACGACCGTCTTCGTCGACGACGACAACGTGAATTTCGTCGTTCGATCCACCGTTCTGAGAAACGACGGTAGATGTGCCAGGAGCATTAGGAACGTTATTGTAGTATTCCCAACGACGAGTCGTTGTAGCTTGCGTTCCTGTGTTACCAACATACTTGGTCTGGAGCGTGACAACGTTACCTGTCACAGAAGCAACCTTAATTTGCTGCTTGTCTGGACCAACCAGAAGAATGTCACCAGCAACAACCTTGCTGTTAACACCAGAAGCTGTGGTGAACGTCATTGTCGTTGAATTGTTGGTGAAAGCAGCGGTTCCCGTAATTGTGCTCTCAAACGCATTAGCAGTTGGGCAAAGAGAAATGCGCAGCGAGTTACCAATTTCGCCTGGATACTTTGCTACGAAAGGACCAACGTTTGAGATACCATCGCTGAACTTATCGATGTACTCGTCATCGCTACGGATGATCGTGATCTTCGTGTTAGAAGCGTTCGTTGTAGCGTTACGAGCAGACCCCGAATCCGTTGCTGAAGTATTAGCCTTAATAACGCGAACCACATACAGAGAGTTGCCGTATGCTAGAAAATTAGCTGCGGTAAAGAAATCCGAAGCGGTATTCGTGTTTGGTTGATTAAAATTCTTTACGAGCGTGTCTTCAGAGTCAACAAGAACGCGCTTGTTAACTGGGCCCCAACGAAAATGGCCTGCGATCGCCCCCGTAGACGTAGATACAGCAGGAATAATTGTTGTGAGATCGATCTCACTTACATTTACGCCTGGAGAAACTTGAAAAGCCATCGGACTTATCTCCTTTATAAAAAACGAAGTATTTTTTCTTCGCGCCCTGAGTTCTGCTCGTTTTATTTATAAAAATGGCGCTTTATCACCAAACGCGGGCGTCGTGGAATCCAGAGTCTTCCGATATGGGATCTTCCATAGACTGAGCCACTCCACCGTCGTCTATAAAACCAGCCGGTAGTATATCATCGTGGATTTCTTTCATCGTTTCTTGAGCAAGATTTCGACGAATATCGCTATTTGTTAAGTCTTTGAAATATGGTTGAGTTATAAGCCATCCAAAAAGCACGAGGGTCATAGCCAAATCG